ACACCACGAACAACGAACCTTGGATCCATAACACCAGCAGCACCCCACCAAGATGCCTTGATGGCAACTGCGATGTCTTGGTTGAACTCGGCCCAGTTGTTAGCGGGAGCTTGAACAACTTCGAGTGGCTTGGCTTCACGCCATACAAAGGCCTTTTTGAAGTTGCCGAGCCATACATATTTGTCGGCGGTAGAAGCCGATACACCGCTGGAAATCAACAATGCCCTTGCGTGAGCAGAAGTCAGCAAGCCATAGTTGTTATCCAGTGGGTTCGGGGATTCCAACTGCTCAACATCACCAGTAGTGGCGTAAGGCCCATTCTTGGTGGTGGTAGCAGGATTGAGAATCCTGGAAGCAGCATATTTCTGGAATGGCATTACCAGCATCTGCATTCCACCTGGCTCAAATATCTGGATTGGTTTACCAGTATTTGGGTCTTTCATCTGGTAGAAAAGCTGTTCCAGAGTGTTAATGGATGCCCAGTTGGACAGAGCATAGCTATCAACTTGGTTGATGAAGCCATAGTCCAAACCAGACTGACCACCAGAGGCACTATAGGTGGAAAGCGATACTTCGCCACCGGATGCCTTGCCGTACACATAAGAGCCGCTGATGCCCATTACAGTCTTGAGGATGCGTTCCTCTTTAGCCAGACCGCAATAAGTACCTACTGATTCAGCGGAGGCAAGAGCTTGGGAGGTCTTGTCAGCGTAAATCATTTCGGCGGTTACTGCACAGATTCGGCCAACTTTTTCGATGGCTGGCAACTTGATGTAGTTACCTACGAATCTGGTTTCAGGATAAGGCATACCCTGTTCAACAGTTTCCGAACCGCTGGTCGTATCAGACAACCATGGGATCAGTTCCTGAGAAAGGTTCTGTCCAGCAGGAATGGTGTTTACAAGACTGTCACCGATGAAGTTAGCAAGCTTGAACTTCTCTTTGACAGTCGTGATCAGAATCTGACCAGTGATTGCTGCAAAGTTAGAAGCATCAACTGCCTCGGTGCTTTCCATGAACATTCGCTCTGGGCCATTGAAGCGATGCATGGTTTCTGCCCATTGCTCGCCAATGATGCCTTCAGCAAGGCCACGGATCGACAAACGATTAGGTTGAATATCACCCTTGGCGATTGCTTCGGAGAGATACTCACGAGTCTTGGCAACGCCATTGGCCTTGCCAAACTCTTTCAACTTAAGACCTAAACTCTTCATGTTTATTCTCCTTATGAAAGAGGTTAGCGAGCCACAGAATTAAGGGTAGACAACAGTTGGAACTTAACAGTTCCGGTTCCAGCGAGTGCTTCCACAACGCTGCCGATTGCCAAATCCTTGGTAGCAACTTTAACCAAAGACTGTGGCAGAAGAGCATTACCGCTGTTGGAAGGCCCAACAAAGTCGCCAACAACCAGAGCGGAACCAGTATAAGTTGCCTGATAGATACCAGAGCAATCAATCCTGATTTCGTTGTCGTTGCTGTTTCCGTATACCTTGGCGATGTCTGCTCGTTTAAGCTGACCAGACACTCCGAGGAAAGCAGCAGCAAAGTTTTCCTGGGTGGTAGCCAGATCGGTATCCCAAGTGAAGTCCGCTGCGGAAATCGCATTGCCACTAGAAATAGCCACTAGGTCACCAACCTGAATCGCTTTGTTAGTGGCAACAGGAGCCACCACAGGATTGGTCGTGCCGTAGTTGTAAGTAATTGCCATTTGGTTCTCCTTATGATGGCTTTACTTTCCGAGGACAGATTCAACAAACTGTTTGTAATTCGGCTCGCCTCGAATTTCAGCCGAACTAACAGGTTTCACGCTGTTTCGCACAAGGGCAATTTTCTTGCGATCTTCAATCGCTTCTGCCCAAGAATCTTCGCCGATAGCACAAAGCTGGCGAATAAAAACTGGAGTCGCTTCCAGCTTGTGTTCCATCAACAAGGTGTTGATCTTTTCTTCCTTTTCCTTGTTGCTCTTGTAGGCACGAAGTTCAGCCAATTCCTTGGCGACTTCATTAACAGATTCCATTTTGTCATCCATGTCATCTGCTGGGTCTTCATCATCGGCTTTTTTGGCTTGAGCAGGAGTTCCGGTATCTTTGCCCATGTTTGCAACATCGGTGGTTTCACTCATGCCATTCTTTATGCCGAGCATGGAAAGGATTTTCTTGCCCTTCTCATCGTCTGAGTCTTCGCTTTCGCACACAGACTGAATCTCAGCCATAAGCTCTGGGCCATACGGCTTTTTAGAATCTTTGCCATCGTCCTTTGCCGGTTCGCTATTGCTTGCATTGGAAGCGTCTGCCTCCTTATACATTTCCTTGACTGGGTTTTCTTCCTGCATCATTTTGCTGGCATCCATGACATTCTCCTTATTGGTGTTATCGTCTAATTTGTCGGCAATGGAATTTGCCCAACTCTTACCGGCATCTCCACCCCAGAGAAGCCATGCAATGTACCCTGCGGAATCTTTTCCCCAACCTTCACCCTTCTTGTCAACTTCATGACGGGCAAAGTAGGAAACCATCCTGTTAATCGTGTCTGCCGAGATGCTTTTTCCGTTGGACAAATCTCTTGCCCTGGCGACTCCAACCTCGGTTCCACCACGATTGTGTTTATCTCTAAGTTCCAAACCTCTGGCAGCGTTTTTACGCACTTCTTCAGGTGGACTATAGCCATCCTCTTCCTCAGAAATATCTCCACGCTTTGCCATGTCTAATGCGATGGCAACCGCTTGATCTTGAGGATAACCTTCGTCACTAAGCTTGGAAATTTTTCCCGACACTTCAGACTCGAATATTGTTTTTGTCGTTGCAGGATTGGCAACAAGGTCAACGCTTTTCACACGGTCAATCCTGACCACTCGCTCAGTTCCGTCTGGATCGAGAGTCCACTTTCCCTGCACCATGTGTGAAAAGCCAATATCGCCAAGACCATTGTTCTCAGCGAACCACAGGAAGGACTCAATTCCTTCTGCGTGTGGATTGTAATGGAAGTCGGCATACAGTCCATCCGCTTCCAAGCGTGGCCCAGAGAGCCAACCAATGCGGTCAGAAAACGAAGGAGCATCCGTTATGTGATCCTTGTTTACTGGGCATTGGTTGTAAAGGTGAATCGCTTCCTGAATTGCCTTCCGTTCATACACTCTGCCATTCTGGGAAGTAAATCCGAGAACCTTGATGCCATAGACAATGCACTTGTCTCGGTCAACTCCTCGAAGTCCATTTCCGGTTGCAGTTAGTGTCGCATTCATTTAGATAAAATACCTTTGTAGGGTGGAAAAAGTCAAAATTATTTTGGCCCGTTGCCAACCTCTGGTGCATTATCTGGAGTCTCTTTCGCCAAATCCTTCGGTGGTTTGTTCTCTGTTGTGGATGGTTTTGGATTTGCAGAAGCAGAAACTGCTGGTGAATCAACGCTTGCTTGGGTAGTTTCTTCCGGTTTCTTGACGACCACATCCCTGAAGATGAGATCGATGATTTCCGGTGTAAGCAATGGGAATGATGCCCTGGCGATTGCCTTGCCAGATTCGAGTGGCACATCTCCAATCGAGCAACGATGCACGATGTCCACAAGATTGGCGATCTGTGCCCCATTGAGTGCCGAGTCTTGCACCTGATCCTGTGAGTTGAACCCACCCTGATGAGTCGATGACATATCGATTCTTGCAGCAGGATTCATCGGGTCTGTGGATGTCGCATCCTTCTTCTCGTCCACAGTCGGCTTGATAAAGTTCGATGCCTCTGTGTCGTTATCCAATCCAAGTTCCGAACGAATAGTCTGGATCGACTTCACACCCATGTTGAAATAGATGCTGTTCATTTCCGCTTCTTTTTGATGCTCTCTAGACTGAAGCGAAAATGCCTCTGCCGTGATCTTTACATTCCTGAGTATATCCGCAGGGAATATGCCGTGATCCGCAGCTAGATAGAGTTGTTCCCAAGCGAGGGATCGATTGGGTTGGAATCGAGATTCGGCCAAGGATCGTCCAATAATCCCCTGCCATCGCTCAAAGGTTCTTCTCGCTGGTGCTTCCGCAATGAGTGCTGAAGAGTAGTTATTATTTGATGCGTCACCGGACATGAGTGTTTCACTAATTCCAAACCTTGTAGCAAGTGATCTAAGGTTCGCTTGCAACACTTGGATGAGTCCTGCTGCATCGACATTCGCTCCTGGAAACTCATAATCCACATTCGCTGGTGCGGTAATGATACTGCCGTACCCAAATCGCTCCAGCTTGATTTGCTCCGTGTCACCACTAATCGAAGGCCCATTGGAAACTGTGGCATTGATATGATCATCCACAAGCTTCGACATTGAGTCGGGGGCCACATTGTTAATCTTCCTCACCATGGCGATTTTGGCCCGTGCCTTTGCCATAGTGACGGTACTTGCCAATATGTCCTCACAATTTGTCAAATTCTGGAACACAGGGTAAAATGTCGTCAATCCACGCTTGGCGTTGCTATTCGTGCCAATCTTGATGTGGATGATCTCTTCCGCAGGAATAAATGTCGGTTCCAAGGATTCCCATGGCTTTAGAATGACCTGATACCCAAGAACTGTGTTGATATCGTCCGGTTCCGTCACGATTCCAAACGAATCCTTCGGGGAACCCATGTCCGCTGAATATCCACGCACTAATTCGGGTTCAATGAACCGAATCACAAGCATACCATTGGCCTGTGGAAACTTTCTCAGGAACACCTCACCATCGACATGGAGCCGATAGACGATCTCATTCTCCACATCCACAAGATT